CGGGTTCTTACACTTTTTCCTCGTGGTTTGTAGTTTTCTCTAGATCGTCATGAGCATCCTCAAAGTTATGACTGTATACTTTGATTTGATATGGCAATTACTATGCCTCGGGGAAGAACTATCATGTTCTTTGAACCTCGGGAAGTTTGTGTTTGTCACTTCCAAACATCTACATACATACGTGTAAATCGTAGATCGCTTATTTCCGCACCCTTAGCTTGGGGTGTAACTTTCAGCCGTCATTTTACTGGTAGTAGTTTTAACCTACATTTCGGCACCAGGGGCATTTTCCTAAAAATGCTTAAACTGCTTCCCATAGAATATCTCCAAAGCAGGTCGAGATTCCGGTAGAGAACGTGTTGTCTGCAACAACTTGAAACGTATCTGTACCAGACGCTGACACATACTGGGATTGGCCAACTGTAAAATCGGCATAAGCTCCACTGGGAAGTGTCGCTTTTGGTGAACTGTTGGTTCCAGTTCCAATTGAAAAACCACCATTCTTCTGCAATTCGGCTTGAAAAATGGTTCCATTTCCTGTATTAACGGAATGGACAGACCAAGAAACAAGATAGTTTCCTACTGGCGGGGTAAATGTTATAGCGGTAGTCACTGTTATAGCTAATGGATTCGTAGCACCATTCGCACCAGCTGCCTGCTCAAAAGCAACAGCAGTCGGTGTAGCTGTGTTAACAGGAGTTCCGGCAACACCAACAAATTGAGAAACTTGATTGTTTGCAGGCGCAGTGTCATTGGTTGTGAGAATGGGCGTTTCAAAACGAACTTTGTAACGTACACGCAATTCTCCCAATTCAGTAGTCGCCGCTGCAATGGCTTGCGTAGCCACAAACAAATTTCCAGCATCAAAAGTTTTGATATCAGATCCTCCAGGTAGTCCGGCTGGTCGCACGTACTTTTTAATCCCTCCTGGATGCAATCCTCTCTGTTGAAGAACTAATTTCATGTTCTCCGAGGGCATGCAATCCTGATGTGGAATAGTATCTTCCATATTCTGTTTAGCACCAGGTGGTCCATCAGACGCATCGTAATCACAAGACATGATCACCTTTCCTGCAGTTCCTGCTGTAGCGAACTCGGAGACCTCTCGTTTAAAATAAAACTCAAGGTATTCAAATGTGTAGTGTTCCCATTGGAGAGCTTGTTTTGACAACCATGGAAAGGTTGCAGCTTGTCCAGGATTTAATGGAAATCCAACTACATTAAAGGGGGTTGGGGGTCCTCCTGCTCCAGAAGTAATGGCTCCAATGAACTCATCTTCTTGAATAACGCAGGTCTTAGAACGGCCTTGACCATTGAAAGAAGTTCCACCATAAGCGGTGAGAGCTCCTTTTCTCGCAGGTCCAATTGGTCCGGCATTTCCTCTTCCTCCTCGCCCTCTGTTCCGCTGTCTCATTTTGCGGGTTACAGGTAGGGTCTTTCTTCCAGTAGCTTGTCCCTTCTTTGGGCCTCGTCCACGCTGGTTTCTCCGTGTACTTCTATTCTTCTTCTGTTGTGAAGGTTTAGCGCTCATATCGAACGCTTTATCAGGCATTCTTGATCTTTCTAACGCTTCCTGATCCTCACAAACACAATATGTGTCCTCACAGTGTCCACACTCTTTCAAAACAAGTAGTGGTATCTGAACTGTACTAGATACATACATTTGTGGCTTCAACAAAAGGCGCTCTCCAGTAAAGAGCTTGTAATAAAAATCGTCGGTCTTAATTCCTGTCTTGGCAATAATCCATCGCTCATCCTCACGGAGAGTTTCATCATAACGTTCCAAGAGAAAGTCAATCACTTCCCTACAGAATTTCCGAAAAGGCAAATCAGTCCAGCCTATTTGTAACAAACATGTCACCCGAGTCAAAGTTGTCTCCGGTGTGAGATGTAGCTTTGGTGCATACAATAACGATTTCATTAGTTTATTTCTATCATAGAGTGGTACTGCTAAACCATTCAATAACACAGTGTGCGCGGACAAGAAGTCCAAATCTTCGGGGAGACGAGCATCCAACGAATCTGTCGTTGTTGTAATGCCAAGGGTCTTCCACACCTCTATCACGGACCTTCCGTTATAATAGGGGTGGGCGTCATCCGATACAGTCCAAGTATTGTCATCACCAAGGAGAGCTTTTGATGTATTAAGCTCGAATTCCTTGTATGACCTAAATTCTTCTGGGACTGTTTTTATCCACGCATAAGCTAAGATCCAATACAAAATTAACGTATTGTCTGTAACTGTGTTGACTGATCCTGAGGGATTACCTAATTTCTTGAGCAAAAGAATTCCTTCAGGCGTTAACATCACGGTGTTTATGAGGTTGCGGTAATAAGTTCTTACACATCTCAAATTTTCTGGAGTGCGAAGTTCTGGCTTCAAACACTTCCAACGAAAAAGAGCACAACCCCACATGAGAAAACTCCGTAATGACGAGTCATATTGTGATTCATCAAGGGCATAACCATTTTTGAATATAGATAGCTTTTGGTACAGCTTATCCCAATTTCCCTTTAGAGGTGACATTCCAACAGCTGATGATGTCTTTAAGTGACTATCGTACATCTTCTGATTCATAGGCTGAAACAGACGTGTACCATGAGTAGTCGCATCAATCGCTCCCGCAGCAAATGTACGCTGCGAGTTTTCCGCTATTTTCTCGTCGGGTCTTAATTCCTCTTTTAACGAAGAAGAAAAGATAGTCGTCCAATTAGGATCTTCACCCAAAACTATCCAATCTGCTTCCAACCAGGGTACAATCAAGGGATCATTATCCAATAATTCTCCTTTCTTTGTGTATTCTGAGTTGAATGGACATCCGCTACTCGTACTGCGGTCCAATTGTTGTATTGCGGCATCAAGTGATAAAATCTCACTATCATGCATATACGGCATAAAATGGTTCTCCATGTATTCAAATGCAAGATTCAAGTCTCGCACATTCTGTGGATCCATATTAACTGTAGCTTTACCGTACTTTGCCAGAGATTTATATGCTGCTTCTTGATTGGGAACAGGTAACTCCCATCCTGGTTGAATATCCAGGCCGTGTTTATCAAGAAACATTTTCACTTGTGGGTCAATTCCTCGCTTATTAGTGTACCGAGGATATCGACTAAAACTGCCTACCAATTCAAAGTATTCATCTTTGATCCACTTTTGATGGTCTTCTGATAGTTCACCGTTCTTAAAGAATTTTGGGTGACCACCGGGTGCTCTATAACGAACAGGATACCGGTTCCAAAATTCACGGTCTTTCTCTACCAAATTCACAGGGAGTGGGGGCGATTGAGAAAATCCAAACCGACATGTTCGGGGTTTGGACCATTCTTCACAATAGCAATGAACTCAGAGGTCACAGGTTCAAATCTTCCAAAATCAATTCCATTTCCATGCGTCCAGAATCCTACGATCTTTCCATCACTGTCTAAAACAGGGGATGTACAATCACCATCGCGGGTTCGAGCATTACACCAACCTAAGGGGGAAGCAAATCCAGTAACAACATCCGGGGCGGTCTTCTGACCATTTCCATAACCGAATACTGAAACAATTTGTGCATCTTCCAAAACCTTCATTGTTGTTCCTTTAAATGGGGAAGGGTGTCCACTAACGGGAAACCATGCTATGTGTTCTCCATAGACGTTAACATCAGAGCCTTTAAAATCAAATGTGTGCACGTGATTTACAGCTCGATATTTAACACTTACGTCTTCCGAGAGAGAATGCAAAACGACTATCATCTTATTTCCAACATGAGTTGCTGTACAAAGATATGTCATCTTGTCTCCTTCTACTCTATACCAACGATACACGCCAGCTGCAAGAGCATTAGGTTCAAATGATTGAGTCTTGGCTTTAAAGTGCGCCAAAGTCTTTTTCTGCTTATCAGCAGCATCAACCAAAAATCCTAAAATATCTTTCTTGTTTGCTGAAACGGGTTTCTTTGATCTCCGAATTTTGTTTTGCAACAAAGGCTCATTCGGTTTTCGAGCAGGGGGTAAAATGGGTCGTTTAGTTACTTTCTCCACTAAAACAGGTCCTTTTACAGGGATGTGTACTCTTCCTTGACCTTCAAGTGCCTCGAAGCGATTGTTCATACGCTTATCTCGGGCTTTCTCAAAGTCACGATCAGGAACATACTTCCTTGTATCATAAGATTCTTGTAACGAATCATACTCAGGATACTCGTAATCAGGTTCAACCTCATCAAGTTCATCTCTACTAACATAGCCTTCCATATCTCCTTCAGGGGGTTCTGCACCTCCACTGGGGACATGAAATTTTCTAGCTCCTTTATTAGTGCGAACTCGGGTTTTCCAACCTCCACGACCAACTTTAACTTTACCTTTCGCTTGCGCTTCTGCTTTAAGCTCTTCATCCATAACTACTTCAGTTTTAGGATTTTGAAGTGAGCTCATCGCAACATGAAATAAACACAAGAACATAACTCCTTTAATAATAACTTTGCGATTCTTGTACATCGCACCAGCAATAACTGCAGGCAACATAGCCCAGGTCCAGGTATTGGGTTTAACGGATCCTTCAACAGGTCCAGGAGTTGTTTCTAATTCACTAATGAGTTCAAATTTCTTTGTTTCCTCATTAACTTGTGGTATTTCTCTGTTTTTGAACGTGAAATTGTCATTAGACACCTCAACAGTTCGTCGTGGGAACACTCGAGTCCAACCTCGAACTTTATGCTGTGTTCCATTCTGTTCAACGACATTAACCGGTTGTGCATCTAAACGAGTGGCAGCATCCTGTAATTCCTTTTCAATTACACCAGGATACGGGAAGAAAAATTTCCTCAAATCACTCGGAAGAGTAACAATTTCATTCCACACCCATTTGACACTAGGGATAACCTTCTCTTGATAAAAATCATCAATAGGCTTAGTGTATTCTTCAAATGCTTGTGGAGCAAGAGAGATTGCAGGTTTTGTATCACCAGCATCACCATTCTCAACGATAGGTTTTGGGGTTTCCTCCTCCAAAGGGAAATATTCACCGTCATCATTAAAAAATTTGACTGGGTTCTGTGGATTACACCATTTAACTGGTTCCTCTGCTGTCAGTGTTGTTCCACTGAAACGGGATCCACGGTTTGGGGTTTCCAAAATAAATTCACCTTTGGGGATTTCTCCATTAACATAAGTTTCACCTTTTGCAGTTACAACTTCAATGTTTCCATCATCATTGATCTTGATAACACCTTTAGCGGGTTCAACAAGTTTTCCATCAATCTTTGTCTTCATTCCTTTTTGCTTTTCCTCTAAGGTTTTCTTTTTTCTTTCGAGTACTTGGTCGGCTGTAGGGACTGGTAATGGTATATTGGATCCAGGAGCAACAAACTTTTGTTTCTTCTTTGGAGACAAGGCATACTTATTATAAAGTTCAACACCTTTTCCATACTGTTTCTTTGCTTCTTCTTCATCAAATGTTGCATCTTTTGCTGCAACAGAAGTGGCAATCCAATCATTACCTTTAGCGACAGGTTCAGGTGACATAGGTTCATGTTCATTCCTAGTTTTCACATAGTGTTTCTTTGCATGGTACACTTGTCGTTGCCAACAAGCTCCAGTATGAACACCAGGTCCTAGTTTAACACATTCTTCATCACAATCTTGATCACTAAATTCATCAGGTTCATCAGCAAAGCCTTTCGCATACTTTTCGTGCATCTTGGCCATGTGAGCTAATCCTGCTTTTAGTTCCTCTTTCTCATCTTCATCAATATTCATTTGTTCCATCTGCTTATATAATTCTTCTTTGGTTAGAGGGAGATCGTCAAAATCAACTTCTCCAGTCCACCATTTATACAACCAATCTGTAATCCAGGTTGCATTCGGAATGTAAGCAGCAATATCAATAAAGGACTTAAATCTTTTCAAGATTTTTCCAGTTCCATAAATTGGAGCCATAAGTAACATCAAAAGAGACGCCAAACCTGTGAATAACATTCCAGCACGGTTGACATCTTTACGAATACCTTGTGGTTCTAATAAAGTTGAGAGGGAGACAGTGGTTGATTTAAATAAACCAAAAACACCAAGGAGTAAGCCACTGGCTGACATTAATGTACCTATTTTCATGTACAATGTCACACTGTCTTTCAAATCTTTGAATTCGGTTGCAGAAAACTGTTTTCCTGCTTGGTACTCTGTTTGTAAAAACGTTTTTCCCGTTGAGTACTCTGCCGAAACAAAGGTGCGCATTTTATCCCATTCTTTCTTTGAGAATCGGGCCATTGCTTGTGTGATATTAATCCAAACTACAATCGCATAGCAGCATACTAAAATTAGTAGCGTCAAGGCTATGTTGTAGAACCAAACGGAATTAGCTACAATTATCTCAGCCTCAGGAGTTGCACTCACTGGAGAAATCAATTGTGTTAAAACCCACAAAAAGAAACCAATTCTCAATTCTTCACTTTCGTTTAAACGAGGAGGGATCTGCGCATTAAGACGAACTTTATAATAAATACAAAATTCATCCAAGTCACTTTGAGTACATCCAAAGTCTGTAACTGTCCCAGGCG